AAAATTATGCTTGACAATGGATATTTTTGGAATCAAAATGAGGAATGGTCTAATAATTTATCTGGTAGTTCATATTATTATCCAATACCTTATTCTCCTAATTTAAAAGGAACTCAAACAGTATCTTGTATTAGAGTTCCATTTACTTCAAGTTTAACAATACAATATTTTATAGGTACAATTCAAGGCTCTGAAAGTAATGATTGGGTTGAACTTAATAACTTTAAAATTAGTGTAACTCAGAGATTAACAAATGTTAAAATTGATTCATATTTTACTGATTTAAATGAATACGTATATGATTTAGACTTGCCTTACGGTTTTAATTCAATTGTAAATGGTCAATACTATTATAGAGGGTATTTATGCGATAGTACTGGAAACAATCTTTTTAATTGGTACAATCAAAGATATTCAAGTATTATATATAGAAGTTTAAGCGAATTAATTATAAATGAGTATTCTAATTCATTAATTAAAAATCCTATTAATGTTGATGCAACATTTCAAGGTTTAAGTCCAGTTGATGTAGAAAGATTTAGTTCCGGAATTAGAATTAAAATGGATGATTTAGATACAATAAATTCAGTTGAAAATAAGCCTTACATATTAGGAAATGCTACAATAGATTTAGTTAACAATGATATTGCTTGTACTTTATTAGAATTAGAATTAAATAATGATGAAACTACAATTGATATTAAATATACTATTTTGACACAAGGCGAACCATATCCTGTAAAAAGGTCTGCTCCACAATCTACTCAAGGAGGTGCAAATGCTGCTGCTTTAACAGATAACATAGTTTACGTTTTAGGTACTTCAACTACATCTTTTACAAAAGCAAGAGCATATACTGACCAATATTGTAGTATTCCGTTTAATGGAGGCAACGCTTGGTATAAAATTCAAAGTGAAAACTTAGTTAATTTTAGAGTTTATTTTATAAATACAATTGGAGTTTGTAGTGTAACTGGTCCTTAATATATCGAGTTAATTGATTAAATTTGTAATATGGCAGCAGTAATTGGAAATAACATAATGCTTTATTGGCATAGAACAGATGTAGACCCAGAGGTGGATGTCGCATTTGCTTGTAGTACAAATTGTACGTTTGAGGTAAGCGTAGATCAAAAAGAGGTTACTTCTCAATCAAGTGCTTGGTTTAGAGAATATAAGAACGATGTAGCTACTTGGAGTGTAACCTGTGATGGGTTGATTACTTTGAGTGGTTTTTCTTATTTATTTATGTTAGACAAGCAACTATCAAGAGAGCCAATAGAGATTAAGTTTGTAGTGGATAACGGAGTTGATGGATTAACAATTATTAACGGAATTTGTAATATTACAAGTTTATCAATAAACGCACCATATAAGGACGTGGCTACTTATAACGTAAGCCTACAAGGTAGTGGAGCTTATAATGTAGCTGGAACAGAGGTAACTCCTGAAGGGGTAATTATAATAGGAGAAAATCCTGTTAAAACAAAAGGTTATACGGCTACTGGTGGGGAAACTACAATTACATTTGCAGACACAATTGGTTATGATTGTTTATACGTTTCAAGAGGTGGTGTGGATGTGCAAAACATTTTAATAACTGGAACTCCAACTGGCGATGATGTTAAATTTGTAAGTGCAACAGGTGTGCTTACTTTTAGCAGAGCATTAGCAGCAGGGGAATATATTAGAGGATTATTTCAATAAAATATTATGAGTCAATTACAAGTTACAGGCGAAGCAAAGATTAGGGCAATACAAGGTCCAGTAGTGGCTAATAGTGGTGTAATAACTGCTTTAGATGGAGTTGCTTCTCAATATGTAAGGGGAGATGGTACTTTAGCTAACTTTCCTACATCTGGAGGCGGTGGTGGTGGCTCGGTTTCTTATTATTTAAACGGAAGTGTTAATCAAGGAAATATTAATGGTTCAGTTTATTACCAAATGAGTAAAACTCCTGTAATAGGTGCTGGGACAAACTTCTCAATTTCTAATAATGATTTAATTGCTCAATTTATTACCGATGCTAATGATCCATCTTTACTAGAAATACCAGCAGGTAATTGGAATCTTGAGATGTATTTTAATGCATCAAGTAATGGTGGAAATCCATCTTTTTATGTTGAATTATACAAATACAATACAGTAGGTGGTTTTACATTAATATCAAGTAGTTCTGCAACTCCTGAAGGAATCACAAATGGTACTACAATTGATTTATATACAACTGCTTTAGCAGTTCCAAGTACAGCATTAACTGTAACAGATAGACTAATGCTTAGGATTTTTGTAAACAATAGTGGTAGAACAATAACTTTACATACTGAAAACAGTCATTTGTGTCAAGTAATAACTACATTTAGCACAGGAATTACTGCTTTAAATGGTTTAACTAAACAAGTGCAATACCTTGCGGTTGGAACAAGTGGAACGGACTTTAATATTGTTTCAAGTGGTTCTACGCATACTTTTAATATACCAAGCGCAGATGGTTCAAATAGAGGTTTAGTAACAACAGGAACACAATCATTTGGAGGGAATAAATCATTTGGTGGAACTACAACTGCTGCTAATTTAAACGTAAGTGGTGTATTAACTGTTTCTGGTAATTTATCTAACGGAACTTTTAGTTATACATTACCAAGTGCTGCTGGTCAATTAGCTTTGACTTCTCAAATTCCAACAATAACTGGAACTGCATATATAGTTCCAAGATTTAATGCGGCTGGTACTTCACTTGAAAATAGTTCAATATCTGATACGGGAACTTATACAGGAAGTCCTACTGGTCAAGTTATTATGAACTCAAGATTAACTGTAAATAATTATGCAGAGGTAAATAGATATTTAAGCATTGCTCAAAACGTAGATTCATCTTGGGCTTTACCTTCAACTGGTACAAATCTTGAGGCTTTTATTACAAGTGCAGCAGGAGGTGTATTAGTTTCAGATACGGGATATTTAAGACCAAGAAAGGCTTCTGATGATACATTTAAAAGATTTATTATTCAAGGAGATGAGTTAATTTTAAATGATACAACATCAAGAAAAACATTAATAAACAAAGCTGGTACTACCCAAACTACAACTAAACTTGAGGTTGCTGGTTATGCAAGATTTGACAATTCTATAAATGTTATTGGTGCATTATATTTGAACGCAACGGATGCTAGTCAAGATACATATTTTTCAGCTCCAAGCGGAAATTTAAGCGTTGTTACTTCTGGGACAATTTTATTAAGGTCAGGTGCTAATACAGGTGTATATATAGCTAACACAGGATTTGTAGGAATAAACGGAGCAACTCCAACTGTGGCTTTAACTGTAAGCGGTGCTGGTTCTTTTACTGGAGATTTAACTGTAAATGGTTTAATAAATAACACATATAGCAATAACACATTTCTTGGTTTAAATATTAGAAATACAAACACAGGAGATAATGCATTATCAGGAATATCTATTCAAAATGCAGGTGGTACAACAGTTGGTCAAATAAACTATGTATCTACTGTTTATGCAAATCCAACATTAAGAGATACTTTATTAATTAATACTGTGTTTAATAATAAGTTAGCTTTTGGAACTAATAGTGGTGGTGGTACGACAAGAGCAGACATATACTTTACTGTAAATCCAGCATTTACTTTAGATGTAAACAACCCTAATCAAATACATATTTTAGGTACATCAAAAAATGTAATAATAAATTATAGCGGAACTGATTTTGGTGCTAAATTCCAAGTTAATGGTACTACAAGATTAAGCGATGCTTTAACAGGAACAAGTGCTACGTTCTCAAGTAGTGTAACGGTAGGATCAACAAGTGCTGGGGCAAATGTAAATGTTTATTCAAGTTCTTATGGAGGTAATGGTTTGTTACAAGGTTTTGGAACAGATGGTGCAATGAAATTACAAATGGGTGCTTTAGGTAATTCAGAAGCATTTATTTTCGCAAATACTGGTTGTAAATTATCTTTATTTAGCGGTGGTAATACTACTATGACACTCACAAGCGCTGGCAACGTTGGGATCGGAACGAGTAGTCCAACAGATACTTTACATTTAGAAAGAAATGGAGCAGGCTTATATAATTCAACTCGTTATACAAATTCAAATTCAACTGCTAATTTTTATGTTGGAGTAGGTGGAAGTGGTGTTCCTAATGGTAGCTTACAAAATAACGCATATATATATAATGCTGCAGCATCTGCATTAATATTTGCTACAAGCGATAGCGAAAGAATAAGGATTACCTCAACGGGCAACGTAGGAATCGGAACGAGTAGTCCAGGTCAATTATTAGATGTAAATGGTACTGCTCAAGCATTAACTTTTATAAGTTCAGGACAATTGGCGCATTTGCTTAATAATTCAGGCGTAAATAATGACTTTAGAATGGGAAACTCATCAAGTCAATTTAGGATTGTAAATTCAACTAATAGTGCAGCATTATTGATAATGGCAAATGATGGATATGCATATATATCTGCATCTGCTTGGGCTTATGGTTCTGACCTTAGATTAAAAGAAAATGTAAAAAATGTTGAATGTGGTTTAGATATGGTATTGAAAATGAAACCAAAACATTTTGATTATATAGATGGAAGTAAAGATAATTTAGGATTTATTGCACAAGATATACAAGAAATAATACCACAAGCTGTAAGCGTATCAAATAAAGAAACTGGAATGTTGGCATTAAAAACAGACTTTTTAGTTCCTTACTTAGTAAAAGCAATACAAGAGCAACAAGAACAAATAGAAGAATTAAAAGCATTAATAAATAAATAAAAATAAATATTATGAGTAAATTTTGGGTAATAAATCAATTAGATTGTTTGCCAACTGACGGGCAATATCAAGACTTCGTACTTGTATGCCATTGGTCTCGCAACGCAACAGAAGTAGTAAACGAGGTAGAGTACTTTGCAAGTGTATATGGTAGCCAATCATTCTCAAAGGATGACGTTACTAACTTTATACCTTACGAGGATTTAACCTATGAAATCGTATGTGGATGGTTAGACGGCTCTATGGATGTAGAGGCTTTAGACCTAAACTTAGATGCTCAAATAGAGAATCAAGTTAACCCACCTGTAATTACACTTCCACTGCCATTTTCTAACCCATAGTTCGTATCTTTGTTCTAATGGCATATGTTTATAGACATATTAGATTAGACAAGAATGAACCATTTTATATTGGCATAGCTACCTATGTAAAAAGGGCTTATGAAAAGAATCAAAGAAAAAACATCATTTGGAAATCAATAGTTTCAAGAACTGATTATGATGTAGAAATATTATTTGATGATTTAACAAGAGAACAAGCATTAGAGAAAGAAATTGAACTTATTGCTTTATATGGTAGAATTGATAAAAAGACAGGCACTCTTGCTAATTTAACTGATGGTGGCGAAGCAATGAATGGGTTATGGAATAAAGGTAAAAAAAGGACTGAAGAAACAAAGGCTAAATTAAGAGAAGCTGCAAAACATAAACCTGCTCTTACAAAAGAAAGAAACTTAAAAATATCTATTGCATTAAAAAATAGACCAAAATCTGAAGAACATAGAAGAAAGTTATCAGAGCATTTTATGGGAAAATCAAATGGTTCTTGGACAGAGGAGCATAAAAGAAAAACCGAACAATATTGGTTATCAATTTATGAACCAATAGGTCAATATGATAAAAATGATAATTTGATAAAGGTT